CCATATTAGACATAACAGCACTTGCTAATTTTACAACATTTGATTTAGATTTTAAAGCTTCATTTACATTCTCAAGTTTTTTATCAACTTGTTTTGCTTTAGAATCACCAACTCTGTTTACACTTACGATTCCCTTACGACCACCTTTAAGTGCCCTAGCTACTTTCATCATAGCCTCACCCTTACCACTAGCATCAACTATAATACTACCCATTTCAGTTTTTACGTGGAATTTTGCTTCAGTTACAGAATCGTCATCATCATCTTTTTTCTTTTTCTTAAATGCAAATGGTGTTTTTGGAGGCCCTGCACCACCATCAAGATTACCAGTAACTGAGGCTTCTTCTACTTCTTTTTTAATTAACTCTCTTATCAGAGCTTCTAATTTTTTAAGAGGTGTGGACATTTTTTATCTCCTTAACTAATTCATAATATCTCATTAATGTTAGAACTTGTTTTTCATTAACTATCTTACCTTTTGTTATATTATCCATTTGATTAACAGCTTCTGTTAATTTTATTTTAGTAATGGTATCATTAACCTTTGGTAAGTGTTTTTTTAATTCTTTTTTAATCTTAGATGATTCAACATCAACAAACTCTTTTAACGAATTTGTGTTACTAACATTATTAATGTAATGTTTAAGTAAGTTTCTTTGAGATTCATTAAGTGTCTTATATTTTTTATTAAACTTATCAACAAGTATCTTATATGCAAGCAGTCTTAAATCTTTATCTGATTTATTATATTCTTTTAATACTTGAGCTTTAACTTCTTTATTACTAATTTTTTTACTTGTGATGTGTTCTAAGACAGTAAACTTAGCATTAACAGTTTGTTCTGGGTTAAACGTTTCATCTATGGTTTCTGCTTGAAATGTGTTATAAATAGAAGCTAAAAGTTTGTAATTAGAAATACGACCATTAAAAAAATCTTCAGAGTTATAACTTTCTTTAATTTCTTTAATTAAGTTGTATTTTTCATTACGTAATTTTGAATTACTTAGCTTATTTCTTGATTTTAAGACGATATTCATCAAATCGTTAGCTCTACTCTCAGATTCATAGTGTTTTTCTGATAGTAAACGATACAATTGAAGTTCTTTACCCAATTCTGTATCTTCGTTAAAATATTTTTTTACAATTTTAACTGATTTAGTGCTTTTTCCCGCTAATACGTCTGCCGTTATCTGTCTTGTTAATAATTCAAAAAGAATACTAGTATTCTTTATTTTAGAATGTTTTAATTTCCGAGCCATTACAAAATACTCCAATATTTAATTATATTTACTCATAAATAAATATAAAGTTAAACAATAATTAGTCATTTGATGTGTCTTTAGTTAAAGAAGTTACCTCATTCTTGTACTCTTCTTCAACTTCAGATGTTTCTGATATAATTTTTACATCAGTTTTACCAAATTTCATTGATTTCTTTAGTTTATCAAAATGTGATAGAGCTAATGCTTTACCATATTTAGGTGCACCACTACCACCCTTCTTCTTATCGTGAGCTCCAAGAGGGTCTCTACCTCTTACACCACTATCTTTTCCATATTTATTAGCCTCTTTAGGTCTACCAGCTCCTTCAAATCCACCTTCTGGTGCTCCACCCTCATCATCTAACTCGTGACCGGTTCTGCCAGCTGCCATATCCGATGGTGTTCCAACGGCTTCACCAGTTTTAGCTGGGTCAGTACCTTCACTTTCTATCTGAGAACGTCTAAATTTAGTTTTAAAATCAAAAACAATATTATCATCTTCTTTTTTAATTTGTTCTTTAGTGAATCCAAATATATTTTTATATATCCAATCTGAAGAAACTAAACCATCTTGTAACATAGCTGACGCTAATTGTGTTTTATTATTCCACAACTCAATCTTTTCCTGTTCATAGATTGTAGATGGATTGGTTAAACCTAATTCAAAACTAACTAAGTCTGCGTCTTGATAACCTTGTGAATATAGATGAACAATAGCAATTTTAGTTAACTCCGATACTGTGATTCTTTGAATTCTTTCAATTGTTCTTGCAAACCTAACATCTTCTGCTGCTAGTGTAGCCTTTGAACCAATTTGGTCTTCAAATCCTAAGAAAGCTTTAGGTATTCTTAAAGCAGATAATAATTTATTTTTAAGATACTCGATGTCTTCTGTAGCTTCATACGTTAAACCTGGAAGAGAATCAATACTTGTACCACTATCACCACCTCTAACTGGTAAGAAAAAATCTTCTGTTATATTTTGCATATTATATTTTAAGTTATAATCACCAGTAGTCTCATCAACAACTGGTGCTTTTTTCATTTTATTAATAACTTGTTGCATATAATTATCAACTTCATTTGGTGGAATATTTCCAATATCTAATTTAAATATTCTTTTTTCAGGTGCTCTCATAATACGATGTATTAACATAGCATCTTCCATAAGAGTTAACTGTTTATAAATCTTACGAGCACCTTCAATTTGTGATTTACCATAAGGAAGATAATTAGAATCAGAAAGTAATCTAAAGTGAGCTACTTCATAGTTTTCTAACTCTTCTCTTGTAGAAGAACGTTCTGCTTTATATCTATGTTCAGATGTAGTTGATTCAATTAAAAATTTTACATACTCTGGATTTTCAGGGTCTAATCCTTCTACTCTTGAAACATCATAAACAGACATTGGTACTACATTAGTAACACCATACTTTTCATTAATTTCTAATTTTAAAAAGAAATCACCATACTTACACATATTACGAATCCAAGGCCATAGATTAAACTCTATGTTTAATATATCATAAAATAAATTATGTAGTATTTCTTTTATTTGATCGTTATCAGATTTAATTTGTAATACTTCACCATATTCTGATTTCATAGTAGACTCATCTGAATATATGTCGAGTGCTGAAGAAAGTATAGCATCACTATCCATTGCTTCATAATCTTTAAAAAGATTTAATCGTAACGATTTTGTTAATAGTGAATCTGAATATCCACTTAGACCAGCACCTGTGAATATCTTTTGATATCTATCAACTAGATTGTTTTTTGATATTGATTGTGTGCGACTTGTATCGGCAACTTTTAATTTCTTGCCTCCTACATTTCTTACTATTACGTTAGTAGAAAATAATCTTTGTAATCTACCAAATAGACTTTTATCAGCCATTTTTTACCTCACTTAATTAACCAAGTTAAATCTTCTTGTTTTTTGTTTACTTCCATAGTCCAAGAATCATTTTGGTTGTTTTTTGGTGTATAAACACCTTGATTTGATGTTATACTACTCATTGCTTTTTTTTGTAATGATATTCCTTCAGCTCGTAATCTAAGAGCCGTTTCTCGTATCCATAATCCCATAGCGTAAGACATTACTAAGTCATCATTGTATCCACTCATCGCTTCTGCCCTACTACCATTGTATATAAATACAAACAATTCATCTATTAATCTTTGTGAATGAACTGTTACTAATTTTTCTCTAAAAAATTCTTCTAACTTAGAAACAACTAATGGTCTTGTTTTAGAAGTTAGTGTGAATCCTGGTATAAGTTGTTTTTCAGTTCTATTAATCTTATTATTAATTTGTCTGTGAACATCTACCACCTGTAAATCTTTGCTCATATAAAATAGGTTTTCATATTCCCTATCAATTATTTGTTGTATTGATGCCCAGCCGATGTTGTTATTCTCAACAACAAGTAATGCATTATTATATTCAGTTGCCATATTAACTAAAAGATTACCATAATCTCTAGTAGACATCCTACCTTTATATTCAGCTACTTGTTCTAAACTTTCTACATCTAAAATATGAAATGCAGAATAGTCTGTTGAATCACCTCTACTAACGTCAGCACATACTATATAATCTTTTGTGTAATTTGGTGGCTCCCATATCCAAACATTTGAATCAATACCACGTTTCTCCATTGGTTCTTTAACTTGTGTATTTCTATACTCTTCTAAAATTACACCATCTACTACCGATTGACCAGAAGTAATAAAGTCACAATCACACTCTTGAGCCGCCAATGCAGGCCCTAATAGTATATCTTGTTCATCTCTCCACTCTTGTTCTCTATCTGGATGAACAGTCCAATGAAGTTTAATAAAATTAAAATCATTTAAATGGTCTTCAGCATCCATCCAAGTTCTGTGAAACCAATTACCAACACCATTCGGTGTAGATAATGCAATACATTGTCCACCAGTTGATAACGTCTGTGACGCTGCCGCCCAAATACCATCAATCTTTTCAATAAATGCGGCTTCATCAAGTATTAATAATGATAATGCCTCAGAACGACCAGCTTCTTCTCCACTAGCTACAGCCTTTACTTGTGAACCATTTTTGTATCTTAAACTTAACTTGTTATCCTCAACACATTTTTGTTTTAACCAACTTGGTAAATTTGCGTGCATTACACGAACTTTCGTTACCAAGTTCTTTGCTACTTCTTGTTTTGTAGCAATTACTAGTATATTCTTATCTGCATGAAAAGTCATCATCCATAAAGAATATCCAGCAGTTAGTGTGGATATACCTAATTGACGTGCTTTTAAGATAATATTAAATCTACTTTGTACAAAATCCTCAACTGTTTTTTCTTGAAAAGGATAAAGGTGAAATGGTATTTTTCCCTTTATCGGATGTTGTATCAAACAATATTTTTTTAAAAAGTATACTGGGTCAGCAGCACACTTTACATACTCTTGTTTAATTACGTTTTTAAGTTGTCCCTGTGTATTACGTTCCATACTAATATATTACTGCTATTCTACCACTCCCACTAACTCTCTGAACTCCAATTGGGTAAAGTTCTTTTGCAGTGATATCTCCTGCAGTAATAGCTCCACCTCTAATTGGTGTTATTACTGTATTTCCAG